TAACGGACTGTTAATTAATTTAACTTTGCTTTCGTTGTCGATTGGTGTGCGAACTTCCAATGGTAAAATTGGAGGTATTGGTGCAACGTCGGGAACAATGACATCTGTGATTGTAAATGTAAAACCACTTAATATTTCAATGTAGGAACTGTTAAGCCCTTTGTAGTCTGTAATATTTATATTTGCTAATTTGCTTTGAAAACTAAATGAAGACGAACCTGTTGTTTGTGCAGTAAATAAATTAGCATCAAATAAAGCATTTGTAACGAAGTAGTTATTAAATCCAGTTGCTGACAATGAACCTCCTGTTAAATTAGTAACAGCTATTACATTTGGAATACCTGTTATGGTATCGGTAAAGTAAATTATAAACTTAGACAATGATAATATTGTTGCCGTGTGATTTATCTCAATTTTCTTAACTATCATAATCTCGTGTAATTTGTTCCATGATTTCGCTAACTACTAAATTTATTGTTATGTCTATATTGTCATTTATTGCAACTTCCAACTCGTTTGGTTCTTGAAATTTACCGTAATCTACTTGAACCACCAAAAGAACTGTATCGCTTAACGGCTTGTAATTCACACTATCTCGTAAAGTTCCTCCCGCTTTTCTTATCGTTCCTTTTGAACCCACTCTATCGGTTAAATAATATTGGTCTTTTGCAACTCGTGAACGCTCCCGTGCTTGCTGGTAAATCTTTTCGCCCAAGTCCATTAATTGACCTCGAATAATTTTATCCGCATCAATCTGTTCCCTTGTCCTTCTTTTTGCCAAAATCTCGAATTTTATTAATTAGTGCCGTTACTGCTGTCGTGCTTTGCCTTCCAATTATATCAGTTATTTTATTAATTGAACTTCTGCCCGTTTGAATGCTGCCTTCTTCAACTATCTTTTTATTAATATCTGTATATCTCATTCGCCACTTCACACCTCTTGGCATTAATCGCCTTGCATTCTGCTCTAGTTGTGAATTGTCTTTAAACTGCCCGTAAAAAACTTCTACAAAAATAAACACATTGCTTTCAATTGTATAACTAATAGAACGCTGTAAAAATCCCGTGTATCTTCTTGCGCTTGCTTTTGATAGGTTAACTATCTTTTGTGCAATTACTCTTATTTCGGTTGTACTAAGCATAAAGGGAATTCACGATTTTCAATAATAAAAGCGCTTGTGATCGGTAAAAATAAAACTAAATCTCCGATGTAAGATTTTTCATTATTATTATAAAAATACGCTCCTGCATTGGATGTTTTTACGAAATAAAAATCCTTAGAAACTAATTCTTTGTTGCTGTTTAAATAACTTACTTTTTTCATAATTTTATTTTTTATTTATTAACATCCACTTCCTAAATTTGCCATTGCTAAATCAATCGTTATTTGATGACCGTCCAAACTATTTTTGTGATACTTTTTAGATTCTGAATTTTGAAACAACTGTATATTGTTTGGAAAATTATTACTTCGCATTTGGTTTAAAAATCTAGTAATTACTGCAGACGTTTCTCCTAAATTGTCAATTAAATTCGTATCTAATTGCAATTTACTATCTGTCTTTTGCGGACGAATATCTCGCTGCAAAACAACCGTAATTAAATAAGTCGCTATGATTGCATCCTCTCGGGGGTCATTTTCTAAATAGTCGATATTGACCAAACAATAGATGTTTTCTTTGTTGTTGTCAATATGCTTTGTTTCAACTAAAGAAATAGTGTTAACTAAAACGTTTTCGTTAAACTTTTCAACTAAAAAATTCGTTAATAAAAATAGTTCGTTCATGTTATTTTAAATTTTCTACCGTTCGTTTTCTTAATAAATATTCAGACCAAAATAAAAAGTATTTCGTTTCATAACCAAATACAACTTTTGGGCTAACAGATTCAAAGATAGCACAAAGATACACCATTTCGGTATAACCGCCGTATGTCAACGAAAAGTTTTCACGTTCCATACTTCCTTGCGTTATTTCGCTCGTATTTGCAAACTTTGGCGGGTTGTAAATCCACGGAAAACTCTCTTTAACTTCATCGGCTTCTTGAATGTACAAAGCAATTGCGTAACGCTGCACGAAATCTGGAATAGTCAAAAACCAAAGTCGAGGCGTTACGGTTGCTTTTATGAATGCTTTGTCGTCCTCATCTTTTATAAACGTTTCTAGGTCAATAAACCTCCCTACATTTTTAAACGTTACGTCAATTTTATAAAAGATTTTGATAATCAAAAATAACTTTAAGCTTTTCCAAGTTTGTTTCTGCATCTCCGAATAATTCTTTTAAAGTTTCTTTTTTCTTTAGTTCCTTTTTGTCTAGCTTTCGATATTCAGTTTTCAAATACGGGAAAAATCTACGTAAATGTGTACGGGTTGTTTCTGTTTGTTTCATAATGGCATCGGTGTTTTGCGTGATATTTTTATAATAGCTGCATATCTGAAAGCGTCTATTGCGTGATTAAACTGGTCAATCGGTTCGTCCTTTTTATTATCCGACCATTTATAATTATTTAGTTCAAATATAAGGTTTTTTGAACACGCTGTTACAATTAATTCATAATTTAAAATAGACATAATTGAATCACGAATCTTTGGCTTTTCGCACGGCTTTATATTCAATCCTCTATTAGCTAAATCCTTAATAAACATTTTAGCTTGATTGTCGCACCATATACGGCTTGTGCCTACAATCGGTTTAATCGCATCTACAATTGTATCAGGAATTTGATTTGATTTGTAAAAAACTTCCTGCAAGTAGATTTTCTTTTGCTTTTTGTCAACCGATACTTTTACAACTGCCGTACTGTCGTTATATCCTACGTCCATACCGTATGTATCCTCGTATTCAGTTGATATAAATTCTCCTATTTCGTAATCAAATACTACGCCCTCGGCTGTATCTCTAAAAGCACCCAAAACAATATTCTTGTATTCTTTATATCCTTTGATTATTTTATTGCTTAAATCTGCTCTTTGGTCTTTTGGTGTCGCTAAGTACAACTCATAAAGCAAACGCAAACTTTCGTAATCTTCCCAGTTCGAGGGCGACATATTTTCTTTACCGTTGTCTAGGTAATTGGTATGAATGTACATTATTTTGCCTACAACGCCGTTAAATCCTTCTGGAATTGATTTATACCATTGATCATACATCCAGTGCGCTTTTGTTGGTGGGTTAAAGACAATCATTGAAATTCCTTGCAAATCGGTTGCACGAACGGAACGCTTTACTTTTTTCCATTCCTCATAATTCGTAAGCTCTTCCCCCTCCTCTGTGATAAACATTGAATAATCCTCCAGGGATTTTAACTTTGCGGTTTGAGTTCCTACACTTGTTTTCTGCCCTGTGATTGAAATTAAGCCTTTATTGTGTTTGGTTTTATAATCATTATTTGCAAAAGTAAATTCATCCTCAACTCCTAACAATTCCATACGGTTGTCTAGTGCCAAAGTAATAGAGCGGTCGGTTGATGACATTGTTTGCCTAGTAAATAAAATACGGTGGTTGTAATCGGCTGCCGCCAAAGAAACAAAACAAGTAACCGCAAAAGTTTTACCGCTATCCCTGCCACCAGAAATAAGAACGGTATCTACTTGTGGATAGATACCGTTTAAAAGTTCAAATAATGGATGATATTTTTCTGAAAAGGTTATCATTTTTTTATAAAAACAATAGGTTGCCTTACTGTGGTTTTAATTTCGCTTATATTTTTACTTTGCTCAGTCCATCCGTGATTGTTTGTCAATGTAAATTTAGTCATTGTAGCATTCAATCGGTCGCCAACTCCGTATTTCACTAACTTAATTTCCTGTATTTTTTTGGCTTTTTCAATTAGTTCACGAAACGACGAGAATTTATCAGATAATTGGCTGATTTTATTTGGGTGTAAATCTTTTTCAATTATTAGAAATTCTTTATAAAAAATATTGCCGACGTCTTCTCCATCTTCATCTTTTGCTTTTAGCCAATCAATTAAATCATTCCCTAATTGCAAAGCTATTTCTTCAGTCCATTTCTCTTTTGGCTGATATTCTTTTGAAAACTGTTTGCCGTCTTCTGGTTTTATATTTTTATTTCCTCCAGCCATTTAGTTATTATTTAAAAAGAAATTATAAACTTCTTTGTTATTTATAATATTTAATTGTTCTAATTTTCCATCAGGATTAAAGTTACCGCTTGAAAAAATAGAATAAAAATTATTCTCTGTTTCTAGCAAACAATATTTGGCGTGCGTATTTTTGTATTCAACTTCAAAATTATTATTATCACAAAGATAATTAAAAGTTCCAACTACCATTGATGGAATGCTATCCGATAAAATCATTTTTATTTTTGGTAGCTTTCCTTTTTCCTGCAACTCTTCCAGAAATGATAAATCTCTTTTTGCCATACGAAAACTACAAATTTTTATTTCTTTTATTTTTTCTAGTTCTGATATTAAAAGCAAATAATCAAAAATACTATTTCCGTTATCTTCTATCGTGAATATGCTTTTATTAACCAAAGGTAAATTTAAATTAAAATTAATTAATTTTTTTAAAGTTGTTACTTTTTTTGTTTTTTTAAGCATCTTCAAAAGTTTTTTTAATTTGTGAATATAGAATTTCATTATTATGAATAATGTAAAATTCATTTCTTGCGTTTATACTTGGGTTTCCGCTTCCCTCAACTATATAAAAATTATCA